GGAGCGCCCGCGTGACCATGATGATCGCGACCACCCTCGGCGCCCTCGTCCAGGCGGAACCCGCGCTCGCGCCGATCTGCGCGCTGAAGCTCTCGGCGAAGGCCGCGTACCACCTGAAGAAGCTGGCGCAGCTCGTGGCGCAAGAAACCACGCACTTCCACGCGGAACGCGACGCGCTGATCAAAGACTTGGGCAATCCGCGCGAGGGCGGCGGCTTCGAGATCGCGCCCGACACGGACGCCTTCCGTGACTTCGTGACGCAGCTGAATGAACTCGCGGCGATCGACGTCACGATCCCCTGGTCGCCGATCACGCTGGCCATGTTGGGGGACGCGACCGGGCTCTCCGCGGCGGATCTCCAGGCGCTCGGGCCGCTCTTTGAGGAGCCGGAAGATCAGACGGTGTCCGTATGACGTCGAACTGGGCCGACGCCATCACCCCGGACTCGAAGGAAGACAAGAAGCCCGACGACGATCTCCCGCGTTGGGACGAGGGTGGCCCCGCGAATCGGGATGACCACGCGTCGCCGTCTCCGCCGGGGCCACCGGTGCCGACGACGGATGATCCGGAGCGGGCGTCGTGAGCGGGACGAACCGCGTGATCTGGGACGGGCTCGACGAGCTCAAGGCGGCGCTGCAGGCGTTGCCCGAGACGTGCGCGGGCGAAGCCGCGAAGCTGATCGAAGGCACCGCCAATGCGGCGTATGTCGCGATCAAAGGCGCGTATCCGTCGCGGTCGGGCAAGCTGCGGGCCGGGCTGAAGCTCCTGCCGATCACCCGGCGCGGCCTGATCGTCGGGCAGAAGATCGTCAACACGTCGAAGTACGCGGCCGGCTACGACCACGGGACGCAGGCGCGGCACTACGTGAGCGCGGGCGGGGCGACGCATCGGACCGGGATCATGGGCAGCAAGACGCCGCCGACGCACGTGTTCGGGAAGACGATTCAAGTGAAGCGGCGGCAGTTGACCGCGTCGCTCGTCGACCTGCTCAAGCGGCAGGGCGCCACGGTGAGCGGAGATGCCTGACAGCTCCGCGATTGACCAGGCGCTGATCGACAAGCTGCTGAACGACGCGACGCTGCGCGCGCTGATGCCAGACGGCGTGTTCTTCGAAGAGGCGGGCGCGTCGATGGTGGGCGGCGGCAACCCGACGCAGTTCGTGATCGTGAGTCTCGTCGACGCCGTGGATGAACCGATGTTCGGCGGCCGGGCGTACGAAGACGTGCTCTATCTGGTCAAGGCCGTGGAGCTGTCGAGCGTCGCGACGAAGAACATCAAGGCCGCGGCGGCGCGGATCGACGTGCTGCTCGAGGACCAGGCGCTGACGGTCGCTGGCTACACGTGGATGACGGGGCATCGGGACGCGCGGATCCGGTTCGTCGAAACGGACGACGCCGACGCGTCGATTCGCTGGTCACACCGCGGCGGGCACTATCGGGTGCAAGTGAGCGTCGGGACGTAACACACAGACAGAAGGACACACACTATGGCCATTCTCTCCGGACGCAACGGCACCGTGAAATACGACCCCGCGGGGATCACGCCCGTCCTGTTGATCTCGCTCAACGGCTGGAAGCTCTCACTGAAGACGGACTACGAGGATGTGAGCTGCTTTGGCGACACCAACAAAGTGTACGTCCCGGGCCTCCGCGACATCAGCGGCTCGCTCTCGGGATTCTGGAACTCGGCCAACACGGTGATCTTCCTGGCCACCGCGGCGACGACGCCGGGCAAGCTGGAGCTCGCGCCGAACTCCACCGAACCGACGTTCAAGTTCTCAGGCCTCGCCTATCTCGACGCGGACATCGACTGCAGCATGGCGGCGCCGAAGGTCTCCAGTTCCTTCCGCGCGGCCGGGCCGTGGGTCGAAGGGCCGTAAGGGCGCGTGTTCGATCGGCTCGTCTTGCACGGCGGCCGGGCGTCCCTCCTCTGGGGCTACCGGCCGATCGCCATTCTCACGACGTGGCGGATCACGAAAGCGCCGGGGGCGTGGACGTTGTCCGCCACCCTCACGCAGGCCGACGCCTGGCAATGTCAGCAAGCGGCGAAATATCAGGAGCTGCTCTTCACCGCGCCGCGCGACAAAGGGCGGTGGTGCTGGCAACTCCAGGACGTGACGGTCGGCACGACGGAACTGCGAGCCACGTTGGGCCCGCCGCTCCAATAGGAGCAGCATGTCGCGATTTGTCCGGCCGGAAACCTGTCGGCTGCTGCTCGCCAGCGGCGAGTCCCTGACGGTCAAGAAACGCCTGACGCACGGGGAGCAGCGCGCGGCGTATGCCCGGATGTCCGTCGCGGGTCCGGACGGGCGGCGCATCGTCGACACGCTCCAACACGGCATGGCCCTCGTCACGGCCTATCTGGTGGATTGGCACCTCCTGGACGACGACGTGTCGATCCGCGGGCTGAGCGCCGACGAGTTGACGACCCTGCTCGACACGCTGGAGCCGGAGGCGTTCGCGGAGATCCGCGCGGCGATCGAACGGCACGAAGCGGCCATGGTCGCCGCCCGCGCCGAGGAAAAAAAAACGACGACGACAGCGACGCCTGGCGCCGATCCGATCTCGCCGTCGCCATACGCATCGGCTGGCGTGTCGAGTGGGTCCGTGATCTCGACGTAGACGACTACGAGGTGCTGGTGGAGATGGTGAACGAACAGGCACGCGGAGACGGCGACTAACCCGTGGCGATCACCGGGACCTTTCTCGCGAACTTCGAGCAGTTCAACCGCGAAGTCGACGGCGCGGGCGTGAAGCTGCGCGCGTTCGAAGGCACGTCGGCGCGGGCGAGCACGGCGATCGCGACGATGGGCACGACCGCGGAGACGTCGACCGGCCTCCTCGGCGGCATGGGCGCGCAGCTCGCGGGGCTCTTCACGCTCGGCGCGATCGTGGCGTTCGGCAACACGGTGCTCGATGCCGGCGACAAGATCATGAAGATGGCCGACCAGACCGGCCTCGGCATCGATCAGATCCAGAAGCTCCAGTACATCGCCGGGCAGTCGGGCAGCTCCGTCGAGAGTCTCGTCGGCGCCGTGCAGAACCTCCAGCTCCGCCTCGGCGATGAAAGCTCCGGCGCGGCCGGCGCGGTGGGGAAGCTCGGGATCAACATGGCGGCGTTCACCAAGCTCGACTCCTACGCGCAGTTGACCGCCGTGGCCGAGGCCGTCAAAGGGATTCAGAACCCGACCGAACAAGTCACCCTCGCCGCGGCCGTCTTCGGCAAGACGTGGAAGGAGATCCTCCCCGCGATCAAATCCGGGATGCAGGAGGTCGGCGACGAGGCGCCGATCATGGCCGACGAGACCGTCAAATCGCTCGACCGCGTCGGGGACGCGATGACCCGCGCGAAGCAGCAGGCGACGGCATGGGGCGGCGCGACGGTGCTTGCGCTCGAAGGCGCCGGCTTCGCCGTCGGCGACTATCTCTCGCGGTTCAACCCGGAGCACTGGGGCGTCTCGACGTCGGAGATCCTCGCGCAACAGAAAGCCCTGAACGATCCGGACGGGTTGCTCGACGCGATGATGATGATTCCCACCGCGGTGGCGCCGGCCGTGGCCGCGATCGACAGCCTCGGGAACACCGCGGGCCAGACCCGGCTCGCCGAGATGGACCTCACGGCGAGCGCCGAAGCGTTGATCGTGGTGAACAAGAAGCTCGCCGCCGAACAAGAGGCCGCCTGGAAGGTCACCGACCAGAGCCTCACCGAAACGACGGCCCTCTGGACCGAACACTTCCGGACGATCCGCGACGAGACCGCGACGACGGCGGAGAAGCAGCACAGCGCCGTGCAGGACTGGTTCGACGACGAAGTCACCAAGCTGAAAGACTCCGACGCGAACTGGGAACTCCACTACAGCGCGCTGGCGGCGGTGGCGAAGGATCGCCATGCGGCGGTGGATGCGGCCCTCGCGCGGACCGCGCAGGCGTCGGACGACTGTACCGACCAGGCGCGGACCGGGTTCCAGCAATGGAACGACGACGTCATGAACGTCACGCGGTCGCTCGACGGGACGATCCTCAACACCGAGAAGCTGATCGAGGCGCAGCTCAAGCTCCGCGCGATGGGGAATTCGATCACCTACGACTTGTCCACGCAGGGCGGCGTCGACACGTTCCGCAAGATGAATCCGGGCATGGACATCGCGATGTCCGACACGCAGCTCATCGCGTTCGCGAAAGCGGGCGGCACGCTCCAGGAGCTGATGCAGCAGGGCATCATCCACATGCGCGGCTTCGAAGGCGGCGGCCCGACGGGCGCGGGCGGATTGGCGATGACGCACCCCGGCGAATACGTCGTGCCGAAGGGCGGCGCGCTCGTCTTGAGCGGCGGCGGCGGCTCCATCACGAATCACTTCTACCTGGTCGACAACACGGAAACCCTCGCGCGGAAAGTCGCGGACACGATCCTCCGGCAGCAGCTGCGGCGCGGGCCGATCTGACCCATGCCGAACATCCTGGTCGTCGACGTCCAGCACGCGGCCGGCAATCACCCCACGGCGCTGCCGGCGTTCGCGAGCGATCCGCAGGCGGGCGATACCATCGTCGTCGGGCTCGCCAGTTGGGACCCGGCCGCGATCGTCGCCCCGACGGATTCGGCGGGGAACGCCTACACCCTGATCGGCACCATCGCGTCGCCCGCCAACATCACGGTGTCGCTGTGGGTCGCGCAAGACATCCTCGGCGGCGCGGCGTTCGTCGTGACGAATCACCAGAGCGCCAGCAGTTCCACGACCGATACCGTCGCGTGGCTGCTACGCGGCGTCGCGGCCGGCTCCTATAACGCGGACTGGCACGGCGCCAGCGCGGCGGGGCCGCCCTCGGCGATCGCCTCGGGGCTCTC